CCCCTATCATGGAGATCAAATAACATAGACAATTCCAACTTAGCCAATGGTCCGTTTATCTGATAGTGATTGGTTGTCCGGCTCGCAAGCAGTAGCTCCAGCATCTCGTCACTCATAGATCCGCGCAGATTCTCGACAGCGATTGCGATTGCCCCCAAACGAGAAAGCTCTCTGTCCTCCTTTCGTGCCGGATCCCAATTGAAGATGCGCGTGTCCTTTTGCAAAAACGCGATCCGCAAAATCTGCAGCGCATCGTCCAACGCGATGAGTCCCAGTTTGTAGCGCATCGCCACGCGACAGATGTAGTTCTCGCAAACGCGAGGGCGGTACTGGTCGTGGATACGGCAGCAGGCGTGCTCGAGTGGCCGGCCGTGCAGGAAGGGACAGGGCGTGTTGATGACGAGCTCGCCGGCATACTCTCCCTCCTTCTCAGTGAGCGCAAAGCGCTCTCGTTCAATGTCGTGCTCCTTACAGACACGCGCCACTTCCTCCTCGGTGACACGGGCAGACAGCGAAAAGCAGCAGAGCCCGCAGCGAGTACAGAGCGGGGCCGCACTTATCGCCGCGAGACTATTGAGCGAGGACATGATGCCTCCTACTTTTTTGGTTGTACGCGATAGATACCAACAAATTGCGCTTGCTCTAGCGCAAGCACACGGTCGCGAGAGGATGCCCATACAGGTCCAGGAGCAAGCAGACCGTCAGAGTGACGGACGATGCAGTCGTTACATTGACAGTTCTTTTTCCAATGGCCGTCTCGGTGCGCGACTTTTGCCGAAAGGACGTTCGTTACCCAGACTCCAAATTGAGATCCCATGCTGCAATCCGTGCTTCTTTGTCAAGGTCACGCGGAAAGACGTCCTTTCCGGGAACATAGAGACGGGCACCATCTTCGAGAACCACAAGCCGCTCATCGCCCCGTTCGTCAAGAAGAGTCGCTTTGCGGACAACCCAGGTGGTCCGATCCGGCGAGTGCAACGCAACGACGGCGAGGACGTCCCTCTTTGACATGCGCAAGTCCTATGGCTTCGGTTTCAATGATGATACTGGCAAAGTGGCACACGGGCGAAGAAGCTCAATTGCCCGCCGACGCGTTTGCTGCTCTTCCTCGACACGCGCGGTCTCCAACATCAGCTCTTTGCAAATGCGGGCAATGTCACCCGCATGTTCTTTTTGGGTGTAGAGAGCAATGTGCCGCAGTCGACTGCGCAGTGCAGAGTCATACACATGCTCCGCCAACATCCCATTGGGGTACCAAAAATACTCACGATCGCTGATGCTAAATGCGCAACTTGCTTCGCCGAACACATGAGTCGTGGAGCAGCTCATAGTTCCCTTCACTCCCGCCATCATCCAGTACCTCGTCTGCGTCTAAGCGTATCGGATTCCCGCATTCGGCACATCTCGCAATTGCATTGGCGGGAATGTAAAGGCCAACCAAATCGTCGCCCCGCAAAGCATCAAATTCCTCGTGTGTTGGTACTGCAGGGCCTGTTTCGAGGTGCGGATGGTCTTTTTTGACGCACTCTACACACTGGCAAGGAAGAACTATGGTCACGAAATCCGGACGATGGATGTGCACGCCCTTTGGCTGATGAGTGGTCCGCGCATTCATGACCCACCGCTCCGGTGCATTCTCTACGGCCATGGGCTGCGTCAGCTGCAGCTTGCTCTCACGCGGGACACGCCGCATCTGTCTTCTTCCTCTTTCGACCGCTCTTTTTCTGAGTTTGTGGACCAACAAGGAATCCTCTGCTGGCACTCGCATCGATGGAGTGCAGCCGAACAATGTGCCCCAGCTGGATGGGTACTCGGATACCGTTGCGGACCTGCCGCTGGTAGTCCACAGAATCCGCTGACTTGGAGCGCTCAAAGGCGCCCTCCCCAAAAACGGCGTCCGTGAGCTCCCGTATGGACACGGGATCCTTAGCCGAACAGACGATTTGAATGAGATCCCGCTCAAACTGGGTCAGCCCGTCGACACGGGCGAGCCGCCCACCATTGGCCTTTACGGCCACACCTGTCGCACGCCCCTTCTGAGCATGCTCCAAGGTTTTCTTTTTTCCTCGCCGGGGAAGCTTGTCCTCCTTCCCCGTGCCGTTCGACGGCGCTGCTTTTGAGCCAGCGCCGCGCTTCTTCTTTGCGCGAGCTTGCTGCACGCGCTTTGTGAGCTCTGGGTACTCGGCCTGCTTGGCACGGGCTGCTGCAGCCGGTACTGCCTTCGCCGCAACGCTCTTTGGTGCGGCCTCCGCCTCCGCCTTCTCCTTGTCCTTCTCCTTGTCCTTCTCCTTGTCCTTCTTAAGCTTCCCCAGTCGACTACGTGCCTGTTGGGCTCGCTCTTTCACTGCTGCCAGTTCTTCCAGCATCATTCATCTCCTCCGAAAATCTTTTCGCAGCTACTGATCTTGCAGTCAAGGGAGATGCGTCAACGGGGGCGAGGGCCACCAGTAACCATCCCGCAGTTTGAGGATCGCGACCGATCCGCGTCTGTGGACAAACTCGTCACCACAGCAGGGACAAAGCATCAGGTCGGAATCTTGTGGCGAGGGAATGTCTTCAAGTGGAACGAAGTCTGCAGCTCGAATGGAGGCGCCGGCGTGGTCTCTGCCGACTGCAAGGCACCGAAAAATTTCGCGCCCGCAGCGAGTACACACAACAATGTTTTCCATCCCAACTCCTTGATTACATAATAGTTTTCTGTCCGCACCCTCCTTATAACACAAAATCCTCTTTTCATTCAGATCAAGATCGTGATAGAAAGCTTCCGTAGTAGGGTCGGAAAAATAAAGTACCAGGGTCATAAGGCAAGGGGGTCTTATGGATAACCGAGTGAATGTTTATGGGCGTGACGTCATCGTCCGACTCATCAACGGAGGCCGCACCGATGCTGACGCCGGTCTCATTTTGCGTGGAGCCAGCCAGTGCATCGAGCTCGCCGATCATCTGATTGCGGCAGCCGAAGAAATCATGAAAAATGAAAAGGAGGCCGGAGGAATGATAAACAAGTTCCGTTACTGACAGGAGTATCCATGACTTTCCTTAACCATTTTTGCTCCGAGATGCACAAAGTTGTTTTCAAAGACAAGGCAACGGCACCGCTCATGAAACTTGTGGCGCTGCTCATTGCCGTAGGGAACCGTCTCAAAATCTGCGACATCAGAAATTTCATCACGGACTACGTTACAACCATCGGCAACCGAATCTACGCCCATCCTCGCTGGAATTACGCGACCGAGCCCTCACCGCTCGTCCTTCACGAGCTCACTCACGTCGTGTTTTGGTCCACCACGTACGCGCTGAGATACCTTCTTAGCAAAAAGTGGCGGTTGTACTACGAATCCGTATGCATACAGACCGAAATGATGTGCTTTACGCGCTGTCGCTCAAATGCATATATCAAAATCAAGGCACGTATGCTTGAAGGGTACGGGATACGTTACAGCGACGCCGTGAACGAGCTCGCCAAGCGCCTGCATGAAGTTGAAACGAACCGACACCATCCTGAAGCGGCAAAAGTCTACTATCTGTACGCAGATTGGCAACGTCTGATGGAACATGTACGTTTGGCAGGGAGCGCGCACCATGAAGATCACTAGGGCGGACCATCATGTGTTTTATGACACACCCATCCTTTCCGTCAAGCCAACCCTGGAGGAGTACGAGTTGCTCCTCAAGGAGTGCGGCCGTATACACTATCTTTACGGTGTCAAAGCCAGACCAGCGGACGTACTGAACGTGCTATTCAGACGGCACGTAACTGATCTTCAAATGCTGCCTCGCGATTCCAATGATGCTACGGTATGGAAGCACGAAGTCATGCGAGATCAGTTGGAGCTCACGTTTTTTGCCAACCTGGATCGACATACCGAATGAGATGAGCTTCGAGGAGCTCTTGAAGTATATCGCATCCCCTCCCACTCTGGGGGACCTGGTCTCCTCTCTTACGGCCCGACCCCCTTCCGTAAAGGAGCGGGGTCAGGTCCCCCTGCCCTATGCCGAAATACTTGAGCACGTTTCGGTGCTCAGTCCAGACGAGCTCGACGCCGTCGAGCAAGTCGCTCTCGGCGAAGCTCCCTCGCCCGCCTTCCATCGGCTCGTAGCACTGCTCCACAGTGGCGAGCTCCAGCAGCGGAGTCCTGATAGCCAACCATGATTGGCACGATCGGTGACCTGAAAAGCTGAGGAATCATAACGGTATAAGAATAGAGGCAAGAGAGCCCGTTTTGCTACAGAGCAGTTGGTGCTCTCTTTTTTAGCCTTACATTTGTTGCGGCGTGTTCCAGGGAGTCGGTGCGCCCATGCCGTACTGATAGGTTCCATGTTGCGGGTGCAAAAACTGGTTGGCCGTCTGCGTTCCGGCATACGCCCCAAGTGGCAACCCAACTCCCAACGACGCCCGCAACCACGGAAAACGCGCCTTCTGCGCCGCCTGTGCTGCAGGGGCTGGTTGTGCTACAGGAGCTGCTTGTGCCGCGGGAGCCGCCGGTGCTACAGGAGCTGCTTGTGCTGCGGGGGCTGGTTGCGTGACGCCGGCCGGAGGTTGTGGACTCGGCGCTGCTTGCGCACCAGGTACGGCTTGACGCATTGCGCGTTGGCGCTTCACAACCCGCGGTTGCCGTGCAGCTTCTCTCTCCGCTGCTTGGGCCGCCGCCCCACCACGACCATACCGGCGAACTCGACGGGCAACCGGCGCTGCCGGCTGAACAAGGCCGGGCGGCGGGCCCATTGATGGTGCTGCGGGAGCAAGCTTTCCCGGCGCACGGTACGGAGCCGATCCACGAAACCGGACACGGCCGGAACGATGCGGCATAACGGGTGTTGACGTACCGACCACACCCGCCACTCGTCGTGGTGCTGGAGCCGAAGGGCCAACGACCTTCGGCGCTCGACGAAACAGCGCACCGGCTGCTTGACGAATACCGCCCACGCTGATGGCCTCTTTTTCGAGACCTCTTTCCTGCCGCAGACGAGCGACAGCTCGACCCATGTCCTGCGCAGCCGATGCGCGAGCGGACAGCCGCGCAAGCTTCTGAAAATGAGCCCGCACGGCGAGCTCGAGGATGTCGGCGTTCGTCATCATGCCGCCAGTACAGCTTCGATACCAGAAGCCGCGTTGACCAACCCACTGGCCAGCGCCACAGAACCAACGCGAACTGGCCGCAGCCGCTCGTATTGGATGGCGGCGGTCTCCTGCACGATGGTCCCTTGCGCATCGGTAGCCCACGTGTGGTTCGGTACCACGCACGCCTCGAGATACACCGCACCGATGACATCCAGGTTCGAGTCACGAATGTAGATCAGCTGGCCGATGGGCTGATTGAACAGATCGGAGGCCAGATTGAGGTACAGATTCTCGTGCCCCGGCGGCACGATAACATCGTGCTCATTGAACATGTAGCCGGCGCCAACATTTGGCCAAAGCCACGGCACCTGTACGGCCCCGACCTGGTCCTGATAGTAGCCGTACAGCACTCGCAGCATGGAGGGACCGTGGTAGAGCACGCGGGAAAGCTGAATCTGACCAACCGTCCGGCTGCCGATGAAATAACTCCTCTCGGAGCCCAGCTCCCACACGCGCATGAAGGTTTTGTTCTGCGAGTGGTTGAAATTCTGCATCACGCCAATCGGAAATACGATGTCCGCATCCTCTCCGCCGATCGCTGCTGTTTGGTTTCCCAGCTGCGCCAATCGGGGAGGCCCCGCGGCTACCATCGTCAGGCCACCAGAAATGAAGCGGCCATCTACCATTCCGCCCTGTACGTAGTGCTCAAGCGGATTCCACGTTGAAAATCTTCCAGGCATGAGAGCCTCCCATTTCCAGTATCAGCGCCTAAATGAAAAGAGTCACGCGAATGGTGTTGCACGGGTAATAGGGATCGAGTGAGACATCTAACAACACCGTGTCCGGTGATTCCTCGGACTGCAAAATATTGTTGGGCGTGGCCGACTCAACAACCTGCCCCTGCTCAACCAGCCACGAGCTCGCCCCCTCACCAACAGCACCGAGTGTGTCTAGGAACGATTTGGTGATGTTGTACTTGCCGATGTAGAGGCGGAACGTGCCACGATAGAACTTCGCGCAATAATCGATTGCCTTGACGATCGACTGCTCACGCTCCTCGATGCTCGTCATGCTGGTGGTGACCTGCATGCGGGACATGACCGGGGCCCCGGAAGCCTCTTGGATGAGTAGGTCGGCGCCGCCAGCGGCCATCTGATTGAGTTGCGTTTTTGTGTAGCGGTCAGTCGTGCCCGTCACACCTGTGAAGCCGGCGATCGGGTAACGGGTCATGGGCGCTGCCGGTGGGAGACCACCGACCATTCCCACCTTGGCCGCGCAGCCGAAGAAACCGGGAATGAGCTGTTCGACGCCACCAATGGTTGCTTGCAGCTGATCGCACTGCACCATCCACATGGCCTTGTCACCAAAGCCCTGGCCACGTGCGTAGACAGTCTCCACTTCCTTGTTGCGGCCGGCCGTCGAATCCGCAATGGCCGCCCCGCGAATCTTCACCGAGAAGCTGTCGCTGAAGACGGTGGGGAAGGCTCCCGTGGCGTAGAAGCCGTCATCATTCTCCCCGGCCGCAAAGGTCGTGTTGATTTTCAGCTTGGTGCCGTCGAGCACCGAGCCGATGACATTCCAGTTGTAGGCGTCCGTTCCAATGTCGATGAATACGCCATCGCTCACGGTGATGCTGGCGGGGTTGATTCCCTCCGCCAGCAGCGCCTGCGAGAGCGAGGCCACCTTGGTATCGAAGTAGGTATCGATACCGACCGTCTGCGTATCCCCATCGTTGCCGGACGCGACGATGGTGTCACTCTCACGTGTCGGAATACCAAGATGGATGACACCAATCCTTTCTCCCTTCGCCGCCGGTGCCCGCATGGCGGTGGCGTGCGTGTGAAGGATGAGGGCGATGTCGGAATCCGACGTCATGGGCGCGATGCCATACACCTCTCGAGTCATCAAAAAGTCGAACGCCTTCTGGTACGCGACGAGCGTGCCATACGGTTTGTCGGCCGAGACGGCACTGACGCCAAGACCAGAGACTTGCAATCCAGGCGCATTGGCCAAGGCAATGAAAAGACCGTAGGCGAGCGGGTTTTCGGGCACGACCGGCCCAAGCGTTGTCTCGAGCTCGGTGGTCGTATCGAAGGTCAGCAAACCAGGCGACGCTGCGTCCGCTGTCACATCCAGACGCAACGCTTCGTACGCCAAATACATGCCCACGGACGCGGTGCCCACGGCCGCTCCCGTCACGTCGCGCAAGAAGTCGTGCTTGACGGTGACGTCCCCTGCGGTGTCGATGACCAGGTCCGGCGTCGGCACCGTTGTTCCCCATTGAGTTGAGGGAACGGTGCCCAGATTCTTGGCGATTGCGTACCACGTCGACCAGGTCGCGCTCGTGCTCACTTCGCGATCCAACTTGACACGGCCGCTGACCGATCCCGGATGCACCTCAGCAATGTTGGCGATGAAGGCGCCATCACCGTACAGCGCATCGCCGACACGCATGGCGAAGGGGGCACCGAAGAACGAGCTGCCGCTCGACGTGATGTCGAGACCGAGAAGGGTGGCCGGTGCCGGCGGCTGGTCCCCGACCGCCGTGCTGGTGGTGTCGATCTCGACCTTCGACTCGTACCCAGATGATGGACTCGTCAGCTTGAGAAAGTTGGTCACCATCGACGCGATACTGGTCGGAAAGACGTCGTTGATCTGATCGATGACCGGATCACGTGGTCCGGCCGCCGACGAGCCAAGCGTCTGCCGACCTTCGTCGGAGGCGAATGACGGCCACAAGCTGCCGCCCGAATCGGCCGTCACCTCGACCTCAGTGTTGGTGATCGGCGACGTCGGATTGCCACCGACGACCAGGCCCAAGTTGGTCGCGCCCGCATTGCCATTGGCATCGGACGCGAAGGCCACGTTGCCCACGCCGGCTGCCACAACGTCAGCGTCGTTGTTGATCTGGTCAACCAGATCAGTCAGATCGGCGGCAGCCGCGACATTGGCGATGATGCCGGTCGTGCCGTTGATGGTCAGCGTCAGATTGGTCGTCAGCGGAAAGAGACCACCGACAGCCGCCGAGACAACGGGGTTGCCGACGAACGTGACCGTCTGCTTGCCGCTGCCATCTACCTGCACGATGAGCGTCTTGTTGTGCAGGTATCTATCTGTCGACAGATCGACGGTTCCCGTGATCGAGGCCGAGCCGGGCGAGGCCAGCAGATTTTCCGACAAATCAATGTAGGGTGTGAGCTGGTCACCATCGCCGTCGTCGAAAATGGCAATGCTGGCGCCCAGACGGAGAAACGATTCCGTCTGCAGAACCTCCCGAATCTCGGTCGACAGATCGAGAACGACGCGAATTGTGGTCTCGTCAATATCGAGCTCAGTCAGATTCCCGCGCGGATCGGGGAAAGAGGACTGCGGCAGATAGACGGTGTCCTGGATGTAATTCCCGACACCGTAATAGGTGTACCCCTCACCGAACGCAACCTTGCCGCTCGTGATGAGCGTGCCGCCGATGATCTGAATGCTGGTGTCCACACCCTCAGCCGCCGTCCGCAGCTGCAGATGGTTGTCGCCAGCATCATCCTCGTACACGTAGGCCGCAAAGTTTACCGGTGGCGGTGAATGCCCGTTGATGGCCGCGGCCACCTCCGCTGCCGTCAGATTTCCAGCGGCCAGCGGCATGGTGAAGGTTTGGAGCACGCCGTTGTTGACGCGCAGCAGAAGTGTCTCACCATTGATTGCGGTGTAGCTCGACTCGTCATTCGGATCGGTGGCAACGGCAGGACCGCTGACGACAATGTCGGTGTTCAATGTCCCGTCACTGTTCGTCACCTCCCGAATTTCCTTGCACACTCCCACCACGCATGGAACCAAGGTGGGAATGACCACCACCGGTGTTGTGTCCGTGTACTCCTGGATTACCTCTACTCCAGGTTCCGGAAGCTCTGGTATTGCCGACATTTGTCACTCCTCACCTAGGTCTTTACCGTGACCCGTATGGGTGGCTCCGCCCGATTCCCTCCGGGCCCGGTAGTGAGAGGCGTTCGCCGTCTGCTCCGAACATACGGAGGGTTGATAACACCCTGTATATTCTGATGTTGTACCGGATTTCCGTCGACCTGACGAACACCCGTCCCAAATCCACCAGCCATTGCATGGTTCGTAAATCGCTGGACGTCGGCCATGGTGGCCGTGAGCGTAGCCTCAACAGAGTTGAGAACTGCCAATCCCAGCTCCCCGACCGTTTCGGTCCATTGAAAGTGGAACGGAACGGTCACTGGAACATTTGTGATTTCTGCTTCTGTGTCACCTTGAATGATCGCGCCGGGTGGTGAAGATGCACCAACATTGATTCGTTGGCCGATGTCGTGAAATCCCAACTTCAAAAGGACGCGCCGCAGAATCCACACATGCCGTCCCGTCAGCCAACCGAGCTGCACGGCCTCATTGTCATTTCTGGACAAACAATTGAAGGTGAGATTGCCAGAAATCATGTCCGTGTGTGTCCGCTCGCCTGTCTGCAGTCGCATGTCACGAAATTGGTCAAGACCAATTCCAGCCCACTGCACACCGGAGCGGACAACAGCAATGGCTGGACGTTTTTCTACAACGTCCGGCGCAATCGGAACATTTTTGTGAATTGATAGATCGGACAGTTGATCGTCGGCATCCCAGTGGAAGTAGCCTCGTGGGGCGGCGCCGTAGAGTTGCTGTAGAAAACCAAGAGCCACACGCTCCAGGTGCAGCAAAGGATTTTCCTCCCAGCTGCTAATGGGCTCGAGCGGCGTCGAGGTCTGGACCTTGTCACTCATGCAGCACGTACCTGAGACGCGGGGGCCAACTTGGCCTTCCGCACAATTCTTTTGGCCTTGCGCACAATCGGTGGTTTGGCTTTCCGAACGATGCTCGCCTCGTCACGTTCGCGAGCCTCGCGCAGCTGTCGCTGGAACCCGCGTTCGTACGCTTCATCCCAGCGCCGCTTCTTCTCCTTTTCGGCAAGCGTCGAAAGGGCAGTACCAAGCGCCATGCCGTACATCGGCACGTACCGCTGAGCGTACTGGCGAATCTTGGATGTGGGGCGAAGACGCTTGAGCTTCCATGCGGCGAGCTCGCCGATGCCCGTGCCCAAAGCCGTGCCGCCCACAATTATTCCCGTCGTCTTCAGAAACTCCTTGAGGAGCTCCTTGTTCATGGTGCGGGGGTATCCAACCGCCTCGTCAAACTGACGATGGCGTATGAGCTCCTCTTCTGTTGGCTGACGTCGAGCAGCAATCTTCACGAACTCATCGCTGAAGGCTTCCATGGTCGCATTCATCTACTCACTCCACCCATGCCCGATCAGTATGTTCTTGAACCAGTCACCGTCCCCAACCGTCTCCAGATTGTGGGGGTTGGTGAACTCGCGTGCGGGACTTGGCTCAAGATTCCTCAAGTCATCAATATTGACCGGCACCCTGTACTCAATATCTGACTCGGGAATTTCGTGGAGCGTCAGCTCTTGATGGAGAACGGAACGGAGTCTCTCTGTTTGACCGACTCGCTCAACTCTCCACCGCCGATTCTCCGCTTCCACCAGTATATCTTTCGGTTTGAGGGGCGGGAAGTATGGCAACCGACAGGTAGTGTTCTGCTGCTGCGTCTTGGTGATACCCAGCTGCTCCCCGTGCTTCGCTGACGGATCCATCTGAATGTACTGCGCGATGGGATTGAGGTATCCCTGCGCGAAACCCGTGTCGTAGCACGTCAGACACTGAGAGCGGTAGCGCGTTTGCGAGATGCGGTCGTAGCAAGCGGGACACCGAAAACCAAATGTACGGACAGGGAATATCCACGCGAGTCGGCCGATGTGCTCGCGAAACGCAATCATCTCGAGCCGACGAACCTCGGCCGCGACCAAATCGGGCGCGGCAGCGAGTGTCGCTACCTCGGAGTAGCGCTCAGAAGCATCCAGTTTTTTCGTGATCTTGATTCGGTACCAGTATTGGCGCCACCGATGAAACAGATTGGTGATGACGTCGCGGTAGTAATATTTGTCTGAAAAGGGTTCGCTGATCGCGTCCCATGGACCAGAAGGTGCCTCGCTCCTTTCGACGATGAATGTGTAGTCATGTGGATCCTCAAACGTATCGCCGATCTCCCAAAACACGTCGAGGTGATCTACGTCAAATGACCGCACATGAATATTTTTCACCTGGAGCATTCACCGCTCGCTTCTACACTTTTTTCTTGGCCTTTCCCGAACGGGCCTTTATCTGGCGCCAAGCTTCGAGCGGAAGGCCGACAGCAGCCATGCCTGGTAGCGTATATCGGCTAACGAATCTTGCTTTCGTCCCAAGCGGCACATCAGGAAACGCTCGAGCTACCCGAACCAGCGGAGTTCCGACGGCAACTCCCGTCAACGCCGCGCCGAGAGGGGCAAGCTCACGCGTGCGCGCCAGGAATTCCCGATCTGGTTCGCGCCAACTCGCGGTCGCGATTTTGGCGAGCTCGTCAGCAAACGAAGAAAAGTTGATCACGGCTACCTCAGACAATCTGCCCATCGCGCCTGGCGATCGCCGCAAATGCTGCCTCACCGCGCTTCACGTCTTGCTCGAAGTCAAAAACTCTCCCCGCTTTGCCAAAACCCTTTCTCCGCAGATGTTCACGCAGACTGTTTCGAGCGGAGGACGAAGAGAACAGCCCTTCGGGCCTGATCTCCTCGGCGAGCTTGCGAAATTGGTCCGCCGCCATTTCGACCTTCTCATCGCCACTCAAAAACTCTGCGAGCATTATCTGACTCCCTTCACCACTCGAGCGGCCGCTTCGGCGGCCGGGTCAGCGAGCGCGCGCTGCGCCCGCACAGCCTCCATGCCCTTGCCTGCCAGTTGACCTATGAAAGGTCCAATCGCCACTCCTGCTCCGAACCCTTTTCCAGCCGCGCTGGCAAGGGCACCCACCGGATGCTCTCGTGACAGCTGTGCCTTGCCAAGCTGATGACGAAGCCCGACCACGCGCAGCTTGTTCTTGTACGTTGGCGTACGTTCGGCATTGAGCTCAGCCTCCCGAAGCTTCCCCATCAGCTCGGTTTCGCGGTCACTCAACGCCCGACGCCCCCGCTTCGCGTAGTGCAGCTGTCGAATGCCTTCACGACCGGCACCGAGGGCCGCCCCCGCCCCGCCGTAGCCGAGTAAGCGAAGAGCGGCAGGCCCCAGCGACGTGACTTCTCCAATCTGTGCACGCTTTTGCATGGCTTGTCGCAACTGCTGCTTTGCTCGAGCAACGCGCAAAGAGGATGTCTTTGGCGGAAGTTCAGCCGGCACGGGTCCTCCGGGCATCGGCCCGACTGGCGCCAACTTACTCTGCTCCTCAACCACGGCCTTTTCCGCGTCCTGCGCTTGCATCGCCGCATTCTGCTCGGCCCGTTGAGCCTCCTCAATTTGTTTCTGCGTCTTGGCGTAGGCCGCCTGCGGCTGACCCTCGAGCGGAGCTGGTTGCTCACCACCGGCCGTCGCTGGTCCTCCAACGGCCGCCTGGGCCATCGCTTGCTGCTCGGCTGGACTGGTCGCGGCCACCTGCTTCAGCTGCAGCGCGAGCTGGTCGGCGGCCTCCATGACCTGCTGTCGGTGCTGCTGTTGATTCACCTGCTCGCTCAGAGCCGCATCCTGAGCCTGGAGGGCTTGTGCCGTGGCGGCCTGCCGAGCCTGGTGGGCAGCCTGGAGTTCCTGCTGCAGCATCTGATTTTGCTGCTGCGCTTGAATGGCGGCCGTTTCGGCCGCGGCCATTTGCGCCTGCAACTCCTGACTCTCGACTTGCATGCGCTCGAGCTGCTCGCCGAGCACTTGATTTTCGACCGCGGCTTGTTGTTGATCCAATGCCGCTACGATGCTCGGATCCGTCATCAGCGCGCGCCGCTGCATCTCTTCCAGATCGGCAGGTGATTGTGCACGCTTACGCATGCGCGCAAGCTTCAACAGGCCGATTGAAGCTTGCTTCGTCATGACTGGTGTACGCTCCACCTGACGGAGCTCCGTCATGAAGACGGCTGCGGATGTCCACGGGATGTCGTGAACCTCTCGCCGCAAGGATTCAAACGCGTCAGACATCCCACTCTCCTATCTGTAGACCGCCGTGACCCACCGCCCCATGTTATCAGGGTCGCGAACCAACGAGTGGAGCTCGGCTATCGCCACCGGATCCCCAATCGTCTGCGGGGCTGGAAAGCCGAGCACGGTGTTTGCTGTCCCCGTATTTTGTATGGTGATGACGGAGCCATCCTTCACCAGCACCAAGAACTTCGGGCCCACGGCCCCACCGGGTGCCGCGTCAATGTAGACAACCGGAACGCCAACCAGATCAGCGTGGGCCGCCTCGATCTGGGCAACAATCTCCGCCAACGTCCAATCACGACTCTTGGCCGGCGCGAACGTGACGGTCCTGTTGCCTCCTCCGTCAACATCGATGACCAATGTCTTCGTGTCGACATTGGCTCCGTCAGAGAGATCGACGGTTCCGATGATGACTCCGTTCAGATAATCTCTGACCCTGTTCAGAGAATCGAAAGGACGAATATCCCAACCGGCCATAACCCTCCTCCACTACCAATATGCCCGCGAAAAGTAGCCGTGAATGGCAAAATACTCGCTCGCGAGACCCTCACCGCCCGTTCCCATACAGCGAGCAATGTTCTCGGATATTTTTGTTCGCTCTTTCCACGTTTCCCACCGCCGCTCAAAAAGCTGAATCCAACTTTGCAGCAATGGTGTTTTGTCTGAAACGGCGACATTCAATCCGCCATCCGAAAATGGCAGATGATTTCTCGTTTGCAGAATACCGACCATCTCAAGAAGTCTGCAGATCGTCCCGATCCGCAAATGGTGCGTCCATCCTCTCGCCAAAAAATACTCGAAGGAGAACACACCAAGATTTGGCGGGTGAGCGGTGAAATCTGAAAGAGCCTCCAAAACTGCAAACGCAATCATCCGACCGCTCGATTCCTCACCAGCAACGAGACGGTTCAGTTCCGGATAATCCCGCATGTACAGACGCACACCCGCCACAAACTGATTGAATGTGGGGGAGGCGCCTGGTACATGCGGATTATCCAGATTTTGGAGGGCAGTCATCTACTCCCCCTCTTCGTCCTCGATCTCTTCGGGCTCGATCGGTGCCTTGGCGGCATTTGCCGCCTCAGCTGAGAGCTGAGCCTCTTTTCGCCGGACGTACCAGTCTGGGCGACTACCGACGCTGACAATGTGGGAACGCACCAGGCCAGAGATGGCAGACAGCGAAACCCGTTTGATGTCCGCACACTCACCCGGCTCGATGCAGGTTCCGGCAAGCCTGACCCGATGCGGTTGCTGGCCCTTGCTCCAAGGCGGGGTCACGTCCGTCAGGTTGTAGTACATCATGACAGCACCTCCAAAAGCTGATTGCGAGTCAGCCTTTGCAGCGTCGCTGGATCGTCACCAGTCAGCTCGGCCACATGCGCGACAAGCTCCGACTTTTTCATCGAAGCGTAGTTTGGCTTTTCCATCAACGTTTCATCGACCGTCGATTCCTCTGTGGTGTCCTCCCCCTCCTCCTCCTCTTCCTCTTCCTCGGACTCGAATTCCTTCTCGAGCTCCTGTGCTTCCGGCTCCTTTTCGGGCGCAGCTTGTGGCGGAGACATCTCATCGACATCGCCAAAATTGTAAAGGGGCCCCTCCGGACTGCCCACGTGCACCTCAACAAGCCCCGCATTCTGTTTTTCGCGCAGCTCGTTGAAGTGCGCTCTGATCTGCGCCCCTGTCAGAGGAGTCTGACAGGGCCGGCCGCGTACCAAGCGCACCGAGCCACCAAGCACGAATTGGGTGAATCGATGGCGTGTGGCAGATTGCGCTCGCTGCGCACGAGTGTGTCGCCGCCGAACCGCGTTCACCAAAAAATATTTCGTTTCCTGTTCCATCTGTTTTTCCCCAAGCAATGCTGCTGGCTCAAAAAATAGAGGCGCGGCGCCGATTGGACACCGCGCCTCCAGGGTAGCGCGCACAGCAACTTCAGGTGCTAGTACACCTTTACTGTCGGGAACACGAGGCCGGAATCGACACGGTTGTTCACCACGCCGAGATCAGCCTGGTCCTTCGGGAACACGTCCGACCGAATACCGTCGGCATCGTTCGTGGTGGCATCGCCGGAGTACAGTTCAATCTTTCCGATCGAGCTGACGTTCACGATCATCATGGCGATGTCTTCCCAGCTCTGCCACGTGATTTTGTTGAATACCTTGTCGGCGTAGAACTTCGTGTTGTTCAGGATGTAGAACTTCCCGATGAACTCGGGTGCCGTGAACACGAACACATTCCCGCGCCGCAAGATGTCGCTCTTGATGGTCCGCACGAAGGCCCGACCCAGAAGGGTCGAGTACTTGTACCCCTCAACACCGGTTTCGGACTGGACCTTGTCGCCCCAGTCTTCGACCGTCCATTGAGTGATGTCGTCGAAGTCTGCCTCATTGATGAGGTACTTCTGCGCCCGGTGATAGCGGCCGTCCAAGATCTTGGCCAGGTTGACCAGGTCGGGTCGCTGCAACGGCCAAACGTAGTTGGTGTCTGCAGCAGCAACACGAGCCATCTCGCCCTTGCGAATGGAGTACTCGACGACCGTCCCCGCCACGATGGCACTCTTGTTGAGCGTGGTGACGGCGCCACCGTTCTGCTCCTGCTGCAGTGCTTGGACGGCAGCCTCCATGTGGATGGTGGCTTCGCGATCTTCGATCTCCTGAATGTCCTTGCCGCTGTTGGTTTCCATCACCTTGGTGAGAGGCATCTCGTACGCCAAGAGCTCCTGCTCGTACTTCTCGAACCTCTCGGACGAGATGGTGAAGAAACCGCACTCGGCACGAGGGGCGTCAATGAGACGGGCCTTCGGCTCCCCTCGAAACGATATGGCGACGGCGCGGCTCTCGGGCTCGACGTCGACGATTTTGGTCAACGTGTCGTGATTGGTGCTGCGCTGGCAGTCGGCCCGAGTCACGTTCTCGGGCGGAATGACCTGCCTCCAGAAGGAGACTTCACGCAGATGGTCACGAATGTACGTGCCGCCGTACTGCGCGATCTTCTCCTTCCCTTCGGGCACGTCGAGCTTGGAGAGGAACCGCATGTTGAATGCTGATGCGGAAGTCGTCATGATTCTCCCCTTTCCTACACCAGCACCTGCTGGAATTGGAGCCAGCCGTTATTGTTGGCGGCTGTCCGCGTGACGTAGCCAATAATTGGGTTTGCGCCGCCAGCGTGCGTCTGCAAACCCGATTTCGTGAGGGTCAAGTAGGTCACATCCGCCACTTCGAGAGCGGCGCCAAGAGCTGGAGCAGCGCCAGCGTTGAAGATCTTCGTTTCGGCCCAAAAGCCGCCGATGAAGATGACGGGGACACCTGCGTCCGCGAGCGATTGCGTGTCGGAGCGTCCCTTCTCTGCGTACATGACGTACGGTCCAGGAGGGACGCCTGGATTCGCTGACCGCACCAACTTCTGCGACGAATCCAACGTCAGCCACTCGCCCATCTCCAACGGATTCGCGTTCTCGAAGTCGAGAAGCGAAGCATCAGCCACACCGAAGTGGTAGGTGTAAATGCCGATGTGAGATGGACCGAGAAACTTGAAGGTCTTGGTAGCCATTTCCGTGGTCCTTCCTCAAGATGCAAATTAAATTCAGATCACCTTGCCCAGCTAGCTGTTGATGAAGCTGACAAGGTCCGACCCTTCGCCTCCGGCCGGCACCTCTCCAAGAACACCGAAAGGTCGCTCGGGCGCCGTCATGGAGATCGCCTCGGCAACCACGTTCAACGTTCCCTCTGCATGCTTCTGCATCAGGAACTCCCGTGTGTCGCTCAGCGATCGTCCTTGATGGATGCCCTTCTCGTGAATCTCCTGAGCGATCTTTTCGATCCGCTGATCCAGCTTGAACCCGTTGTTCTCCTCACGGAGAACCTCGACTTCAGCCAATAGCTGATCTCGCTCAGCTGCGAGCTTCCTCAGTGTTTCGGGAACTGCCGAGAGGACCGACAGCACCTTCTCCGCGCTGATCTTTTTCATTGCAGTCCTCCTTTACCGGGCGCCGAGGTGAGCGGATTGGCTGCCAGCCCGTCTCCGCTCGATTCGAGAAGCGATTTTGCAGAAACCGCACTCACCTTTCGTCAGGCCCTCTTCTTCACAAGAGCAGCCCTGGCTCGCGATTTTCCGCAGATGTTCACGAGCCGACGCGATCTTGGCTCCCTTCGTCGCCTCCGGGCTCAGATTTTTCTGAAGCGTGGAGTCGGTCGAAGCCGTTTGCGCCGGCTCCTTGAGCACCTCGCCCATTCGCTTCTTCGGTACCTCCTTGGCTTGACGCTTGGTCATGTCGATCGCTGCTTGGTTGCTGGCGATCATTTGCTCTTGGGAGGTGACCTCCGCTGGACGTGCGACCTGAGAAGGCTGGTCCTCAGGAAGCACGGTGCTTTTCGGCTGAGTGATGTTCACGTTGCTATCTTCGGCCGCCGCTTTTCGCAGCATGACCGCCTGGATGGCATTGACGCGTCGATTGGCACCTTTCTGGATCATCACGCCTTCTTCGGGCATGGGCGGATGCATCTCTTCCTCGTTGGTGCCCATGGCATTGGGCGCCGACTTGGGAGTTGCTCCCCTCTCGCGAGGCGGCGTTTTCGGGATGGCCTGAGTTTTTGCCTGACCGAACTCCGTCGCCTGCTTGCCGTCGACAGCTGGGGCCACGGGCAGTGCATTCGGACCATGACCGGGTCCGACATGGGGCAATGCCTCATCCGCCACTCCCTGCGCTACCTTGAGTCGGCCGGGAGTCTGCCTGATTTGCCCGAAGTTTTTGACGACGTACTCAACCGCCCCGGCGAGCTTTTCGATACGAGCTGAAGATGTCTTCTCCTGCTCGCCGGGTGCCTCACCGGTTGCGGCACGTTCCTTTTCCGCCATGCGCTCCGCGTGCTCCTTGCAATATTCCGAGTTCGGCATGGCAGGCTTGGTGCAACCCTCGAAGGCGCACGTTCGCCCAGATTCCTGGGCAATCTTGTCCATCGCCTCTGCTCGGCCCTCAAGGAGCGCGGCCTCAATCATCCTGTTGAGAGTCAACCCTGACATGGGTCCTCCTAGATTCTGACCGCAGGAGGCGGCAGGGCCTTCTGCACAGAGGTCAGAGAGATGTTTGGACTTTGCGCCCTCGTGTGTACGTTGGTGTAATTTGTCTTTTGCAAATTGGTCGACTTCAATGCTTTCGCAACGATCCTTTTTGGCGAGACTGGTTTGGCCGGCTCAGCGTAGAGCTTCATGTCAATCCCGCCAGGTGCCGGAGGTGCTTTGATAGCCGGTGAGGAGACAGCGGCTATTTTTGTCATCTCATCGACAAATGCGCATATGACCGTTGTGGAAAGCATTGGGTGCTAGAAACAGTTTACGCGAGTCCCTTTTGGGAAAGGAAGCTCACTCAGCCCACTCGACGGGATACCCGTTGGCCTCCAGCAGCTCGAGCGCGGCTTGATCGACTACCATGTCGAAATCCGAAGCCGTCTTGTTGAGATACCCAGATGCCTGAAGCATCTCATTTGCCCGCGCCTCAATCAGCGCTTGGAACGCGCTGTCGGAACTTCCCTTCCGAAGCTCTCTGACCTTTCTGATCGCACTGGGGGTGACGCCAGCCCCGCCAGCAAGGGCGGCCGCACCAAGCGCCGGCGCCCCGATTTCGGCGGCTCCTCGTGCCGCTCGCGCTAGCCGTTCACGCCCCCTCATATATGTCTCGTGGCTTCGCGGTCTCGGTGGGCCTTGAATTCTGCGTCCAGGCTTCGTTCGGGCGCCACCCAAGTAGTGGATCAGTTGCTCCATCCGGCCAGTGGGTGCCTCTGTCCTGCGCATAACCGACTCTTGGGCTCTCGTTCCAAGACGGCCGAGCGTGCGCTCATAAACCCGTTTCGGAAGATCCCGCAGTCTCGCCTCTTTCTGGATGCTGTCGAGCTCTTGCCACATAGAGTGGGCCATGACACGGCCGAGGAAATCGGATTCCTCAAACTTGGTCTGCGCCTCTTTCTCGAGCACGTCGCCGCCCTCGCCGTACAGCTCCTCGGCGAGCTCGTCGAGCTCCTCCTCAGAGAGGTCGGAGATGTCCACACCCTCTTCCTCAGCCTGCTTGGTGAGGAGAGTGAGTTGGGCCATCTTTTCCAACGCGTCCGCGTCAGAAGTCTGCCCGTTGCCGCCGCCGGTCCCGTAGTAGTTCGCCAAAAACTCGTCCATGGTGGTTTCCTTCCTGTGGTTTCCTTCAAGACGGAGCTGGAACGGTCTTCGGAACCGGCTTGACGGCCCTACGCCACCCCGCCACGAACAGCCAGCTCTTCGGCTTCGCGAAGGCCAGCCACGTTGCAGTGCTCATCCACAAATCCCGATACGGGCTGTTGCGTATAGGCTTGATTGAAATACGCCGTGGAGAGCATTCCAATTACAGATTCCATCATATCGCTGCCGGTCTTGACAAGCTTGGGTTCAACGTCACCCACCACGTGTCCCAAAAGATGCGGGTGTAGATGAATCGTATTTTCCACCAACGAGGCCGTCTTGTAGAGGAGGTCTCGCCGGTAAGCCGAGTAGGCGCTGCCGACTTTGTCTAAGAACGGATCTTCCATCTCGCATGTCGAATCGGCCGACACCGGTTTCTTCTTTGCGATAATGATGATCCGTGCATGTAGTGGATCAGAAAAAGCGCTGCGCCGGCATATTAAAGGAAGTAGTGCGTTGAGCAGGCGAGGCACTATTTCCCGCGACAGCCGAAAGTCCTCAGCCGGAGGGCGGCCGAGCCGGAAGCAAATTCCTCGTTGCCTCAGATCATCCGCCAGCCGCGGTCTCCCGAGAGCTCGGACGTACATGCGTTGGAACTCACGCGGCTTGGCGACGATCCCCAAGCTCCCCGCCGTGCTCAGCGCGTCGGAAAGACGTTCGGACATGGAGTCCTGCAGCTCATCGGGGAAATCAGGCTCCTCTACCTCAAGCTTCGGGAGAACGAGTTTCCGAAAATTCGACTGCACCCGCTTCGCGATCTCGCCACGCTTGAGAAGCCGCCCCGGGCGAAAGTAGGCCGCCACATCCTGTTCTTCACGCGGATCAATGTCGAAATCTTCGATGCCAAAGCCTTCTTTGAGCATGGAATCACCGTCTTGTGCTGCAGCCGTTTTTTCCTTCCGCGCCCACACTTCGGAGACATGCGAAGATGGAATGGCGTAGTCGTAGCAGCCTGTCTTGCACATGGGGGCATTTTCCCGAATGGGGCACCGAGTATCAGCTACCTTTGCCAGCATCTTCGACGTTTTCTCCGCGCCAATGAAAACGAGGGAGATGTCGAAGAAGCGCGGGTGGAGGTTTACCATTCGGACTTGCAGCCCGTTTGGGTAAATCTTGTTCCGCTCGCAGCGCAGGTGATAGCAGTAGTCCGCCGTGGTCATGTTCAGACCACGAATCGGTTTCCGGCGGTGCTCTTCTAAAATCTGTCGCGGGTTGTCTCTGTTGGGAAGAATGCGTGACCAATCGCCACAAAGGCTGCACACGTCAAAGGGAACTCTCGCTCCCATGGAAGTATCAGGAAATTCGCCATTGTCGATTCGGTCGAGGACACTTCCAGCACCGCATTGAGCAGCCCGAGCGCGATCTATGGCTACCAGCAAAAGAACGCGCTTCATCAAGCTGTCCCAGAATACGTACTCGATAGTACCGAACGCTCGAGCAGGGTCACTATTCACGTGATGGGCAAAAGCGTGCGCGTTGTAAAAAGTCGGGTAGCCCCATTCCCACCGCCGTCCGACAACTTTTTGCTGCTCGAGGTTGAGCTGGTTCCAGTTGGGCGGCGTGTGGATGAGAGCATCGAGCCCGAAGTGATCCCCGTTGTTGTTGCCTCCCCAATATTCGGCGGCACCAAGAGTGCTGATGAGAGAGTAGATCGTGCCATCACGCTTGTTCATGCTCCGCAAAATTCGCTGGACCACTTCCAGCTGCGGAGCTGAGACGGTGGAGGCTGCCGTCTTTGTCAAATGCAGATTGTCATAACCGGGGTGGACGAGGTGAAAGTAGATGCCATTCTCATCTTGCCCAGGAAATTGGCACTGTTTTACGATCATGGGATGCGCTCAGATTTTGAACTTGCGACCTTGCTGCTTACCGCCCTGCTGCTTGCCCTGCCCACCACCCGGCTGCGCCGGCTGCGCGGGCCCGTACTCTGACAGGTACTGCTTCATCGGCATGTCGATATTCGGATCGCGAAAGTGCTTGCGGTGCTCCTGCATTCGCTTCTCATCCTGCTGTGCAGCATGTGCTGCCGCCTGAGCAGTATGGGCCGCAAGTTGCGGAGCCATTCGTCGCTGTTGCTTGATGCGTTCGGCGTCTGAGGTGAAGGCATAGGGGTCAGCGACGGCCGCAAGTGTTGCCTGCTGCATCAGGTTCATAAAACCGCCCCTACCCTGATCCTTCTTCCGCATTCGTTCCTGAGCTGTCGCCAAATCAGAAAGCGTTCGCGGATCGACGTAGTCCTCCTGATAGGTCATTCGGTTGATCCACGAGTTGGCCACAATCGGATCACCGGCTAGATCGGGGCTGACATTGTGCAGCGTGTTGAAGATGGTTTTGACCTTGCTGCGATCCATCTTCTCCAAAGCCGGGTTGTACTTCATCACGCGCCGAAAGCCGATAGATTTTCCAATGGCGTCTTTTGCCGCGCTGTACGCTTCGTCGGCAACTCGGCCCGCAGCGAAGACGCCAGCTGTCCCGATCGCTGCCCGCGCCAAGGATGGAAGCCGCTCCCATGTTTGGGCAAGGCCCGCCTCCTTGGTCACACCCTCGTGTTCAAGAAATTCTGTCAGTGGATCCGTCATCAGTACATGACTCCTGACCTGGGATCGAAGGACGAGCGCTGCATGGCTTGCTGTAGACGAAACTGCTGCAACTTCGAGCGCGCTATCTGCCCGACGGGGTCTCCCAGCAAACGGTTGACGAGGTAGGCGCCCCCAACGTAGGGAGCCGCTCGTATCCCAAGCCCGATGGCTCGACCCAACGCTTTGCCGCCAAGAATCTTCTCCGCCTCGCCAGCGCCGGCTCGCAGTGCGGCGCTGCCCACCGTTTGTGTGCCTCGCAGAACTCCGCCGAGTCCCCGGACTCCCGCCTCGAGTCCGGTTCCAATCCCAGCGCCAACACTGGCGCGCTTTTCCAGATGCACAAGCATGTCGGCCAGCGCCAATCGGTCATAGGGACTCATGCTGCAACACCTCCCGAACCGCTTTGTCCGCCACGCGAAGTTGCTCGTTGATTCGCTCAGCCGCGGTCGTCGTGGCGAAGTAGTCGTAGGCCACCTTGGCGAAGCCGTCGAAGGCACCGCACAGCGGGTGGTTCGAGTTTACCACGCGCCGGCCAGCCAACTTTCGCATCGGCGGCGCCGGTATCATGTCCCCATCCATCTTCTCCGCAATGCGCTTGAGGGCGAGCTTTGTGATGTTGGGGTGCGGTGACCGAGCTTTGAAAACCTCGCTGATCTCAGCTGGCGAGACGCCGTTGAGAACGGCCTGCTTCGCCTCCTTGTACAACCCGTCCGTCACGCTCTCGAACTCCACGTAGAGCGAAGCCATCCGCGAGCCGAGCTGGTCCTGTGCCGACTTCAGCATCTCCTGCAGCTCAAAAATGGGCCTGTTCGGATTTTCGTGCTTGTCCGCAGGACCAGCCGAGGCTGTCTTCGATATTTGGAAGGCATCCTCCAAACCCTCAAGTCCGGCGATGAACTTCGGAGTCGGTCGGTATGCGGCCAATTTGGTTTCTCCTCTCATCGGAACCGCATTCAGCTCCTGCAGTACCGCAGCGGGATCAGCAGGCCCTCCCTCAAAGTTAATGACGCGGTGACTGCCGCTTGCGCGCTTGTACAACGTGTCGAACGCGTAGCCGTTTGCGAATTCCGTGACCCGGTGCACGTGCTCACGATTCAAGCCGCTCTGGTCAGAAACGACTTGGACGACGGCGTCGGTCAAAGGCATCTCCCGTTCGGTAAAAAGTAGGCTCGCCTTCTTCCCCAGCATGCGAAGCCGTTCGGGGTCGACGCCGTGAGAAGCACGGTCAGCCAGCGTGAGGCTCGTCGTATCAAACATTGTCTTGGCCTTTCTACCTCGTACGCTCGGCCTATTAATTCTAAGTTCAAATTAGCATATGGTGATTACCATGGGAAGAAGTCAAGGTTTCATTACAGCCTCCAAGGCCGCGGAGATATTGGGGTGTTCCGTCGAGAAGGTGCACAGACTCTGTGACGAAGGTCTCGTTCGGCGTCAGATGGAGGGCGATACCGTCTATGTTCGACAGGAAGATGTGGCCGAGCTCAAGCGGCTTCGCATTGCCGGCGAAATGAAACCGGGCGAGCTCATTCGTCGGCTTTTGTTTCTGGAACGGACAGTCTTACGTCTTCAGGACGCGGTGAATCTTCTCTACGAAGTGAACAATATGTCCGCCTCACGCTTTCACACAATGCCGGACACTGAGCTACTTCAGCTCTACAACAACCTCCTCGAGGACCTCGGAGAAACCACATGGGAGCAGAAGAGGATATTAAGCTATTGTGAAATTTTCGCAAAAATCACGGAAGTTGAAATCGACAAGCTGAACACGCTGCTTTCCGTAGACCATGCCTGGAAGCCATTCTACGAGCTGTGCCTGAAGATGAGTCGGTACGTCGTCGAACGGAAGGACTTCAAGACCGATCTCCACCTCCAATATATGCGCGACCTACTCTACGTCGGCCGCAAGAACCTATCGACAGTCGCCGTTCTGATGATTGAGAAGGCCGCCCAGCTCGGGCCTAGCCGCAAACTTCTGGAAATACTGGCGGCAGCAAACATCGACGCGTTTGACGCACTCGTAAAGCAAGAGATCGCAGAACAGGAAACGTATTTTCCCGACATCCAGCAGGGCCGCAAAAAGCATAAACAACGCCGTCAACGACGGTAAAAAATCAAGCAAAAATCTGTATATAAGTATTTTGACCCAGAGTTCCATTCGCTGGGTCCTTGTGCGTACTGGTGCGCGCAAGAAGTCTGGAAAGGAGAACAATGGGACACCTCAACCCTCACCGCGCTTCGGCCGGTGAGGTTTTCGTGCAGCATTCCGGCAAGATCGTTGTCGGAGTGCTGCTGGGCGGCGCCGGCGGCGGCGTGGTCGGGTATCTGCTCGGGAACGGGCAGATGCTTTGGATCGCGACCGGCGCCGGCGCGGGCGCTGTAGGCGGCTTCACAGTCGCCTACATAGGCGCCCGAGCACTGGAGGACGTCCGAGCGGACGTCCTCCTGTACACCGACGCGTTGGCGCTCGGAAAAATCCGGCCCCACCATGCGGTGGGACGGCTGGATTTTTCCGAGCAAGTGGAGAAGCAAGAGCTTCTCCACGCCGCTGAGGCGGCCGCCCTGGCGGCCGTCGAGGCGATCGAAAAAAGAGCCGCCAAGGCAGAAGCCAAGGCGCCCCCTCCCCCTGCAATCCACCAAGCGGCGCGCTAGCGCCGCTTCTCGCTGCGACTTCCGCGGCAATTCCCTTACCTAGTTATGTCGATGGAAGTTCACATCGTTGGCGCTGCGCGGGATGAGAATGTCGGGACGCGGCCGCACAAGCATGGATGCGAAAAAGCAGTAGAGGATGGAATGGAATGTGTCGTCCGACTTGCCCGGGCTGACCATGTACTGCGTCATCCGTAGCTGTTTACTAAACTCGGCGAAGATGTTGCACATGTCCATCGCGTACGGAGACGAGAACTCTTCCCAGCAGGGCAACCCAATCTGGCGCCGCTTGATGGCGCTGAAGATGTCCTTCATCACTTCGCTGCGATGAAGAATGAAGCGGCCAAGCCGAGGCTCCCATTTGACTTTGGACTTCGGATTGCCGGCGTACTGATACTTGGCCAGCTTGTGAATACCGAAGTTTCTCATTATCCAGTCGTTTCGATCGTAACCCCCACCGTAGTCGGCACCGATGAGCTTGACGCCGACAAGCACACAAATCTGTGCAATTCGATCGAGTTGTCTGCTGGGCTCCAGATCCTCACCAACAAAGCGATGGACGTAGAACACCTGAAATCCCTTCCCCATGTAGCCGCCCAACGTGAGGACCGTGTAGGACTCTCGTTCTCCCGTGTTGCCCTGATAGGCGATGCGCCCATTTCGTTCGGTAACGATGAGGCCGGAAGGGACCGCGCAGCAGTACACCTGCCCTCGATACGGAATCTTCTTGATCTGTTCGCGGCTCAGACGAAAATCTCTTTTCTGTGACCAGCTGGTTTTGTAGTGGACCTTCCCGTCGCTGTTAGAGGACATGTGCATCTCGACGGTGGCCGTGTAACCAAGCCGAAGGCACACTTCCTGAAAATCCTCACACAGTCCCTTTGAGGCGGACATGTATCCACCAAGCACCCCACCTTTTCCAGCCATCATCGCGCTGAACAAGATGCGCAGCTGCCTTTTCGAGAGGTTGAGGAAGCGGCGGGGAATGCGTTCGGTATCCTTGGTCGGGCCCACGTTGTCGATCCACCACCGTTGCAGCTGTCTGCCGTAGACCCCTCGAGCAGGAAGCCCCGACGACAAAAGGGTCCCCAGCCTTGTTATCCAAAAATCCCCGCCCATCTGCGCAGGCTCGCAACCTTCGTCGCCGAGGCATGGCGGAATGCCGGGAACGGTGAAGGTGGTGAGCTCCTCACCTTCCCAGTCAACCCAACCGCGCATATTCCCACCTTCCTGCCGATCGGCGAGCTCCTCCATGGACTCCACGCACCAGTCCTTCTGGCGAGCCGGCTGGACAAGCATTCTGTGCGTGCCCGTCAACATCATGTCCACATCGCGACCCGTGATGTGGTAGAGCGGCCCATTCCAATCCCGAACGGTCCGCGTGAGCGGACGGACGAAGGACATCTGGCGCGTGTCTTTATCAAATTGCGCAACCAGATCATCGTCGGTCAGATCACGAAAATATTTGAATCCGGAATCTGTCAGGATGCGCGTTTGGTTGTCGTGGCAGCCCCAATCGATGCCGGCGAAAACTCCGTCGACACACCGAGACGCGTTGAGCTCAAAATCACCAAGATGGATGTCGGGCTGACAGCAGACCCGTACCGACCTTTGAGTGAGAGGACGGATACCAGAGTCGGAGGACAGACCCAGCATCTCATTGTTGATCTGCGGCAGATCGTAACGGTCCAGGTTCATGAGAATGTCCCCTTCCCAATCAATCCACGGCACCATCAACTGAGAGATGCGGTAGCCATCCATCGTCACTCGATTGGCATTATTCACCGTTCGCGGCTGCATCGAGGCCCAGGTCGCCAACGGATGGGTAGGGTCGATAGGCTGCCCGCACTTTGCACATATCAGACCCTTTTTGCCGATGTTTTTCATGCCCAGCACGTTCCAGTGCCACGTGCCTGGCTGTTTTGGCAGACCGTGCCGTCCACACGGAACGACCCATTCGTTTTGCGTGGAGAACTGTGCCCAAAGCACTTCGATCGTGTTGTCCAACGATTTTGGCGTTCCGGCATCGCAAAAGAGCTTCCATTGCGAGTGGGAAGCGCACTGTTCGATGATGGGAATGTGGTGGTAGATAATATCCTGAAGCTCGTCGATCGTTACGAGATCAGCGCTGATGCCGCGTGTGCGATCGGCGGAATGATACGTGTATCGGATGCGAATTTGCGAACGGTTACGAAACTGTTTGAAGAGCACGTTTTGCGACAGCTTGCTGTCCAACAAGTAGGCGAGCTCGGGGGAAAGGTCGATTGGGTCTTTTATGCGATCGGATGAAAACACCTGCGCCTGCTGCTGGGTGGCGCTGACGTAGAGCGTTTTGAAGTTGGGTACCACGGCACAGTAGGTGATCATCTTGTTGCCAATGAAGGTGGAGTTGTGGACCACGGCACCTTCATGGACGTAGTTGTGATTCTTGGCGGTCTCGAGGTGGTACACCTCCTCCTGCCCCAACGGCTCGACGTCGACAACCGTATCCCACAGCACATCACTCGATTTGGGCTCAGGTGGGACGCCCGTCACAATCATGTCCAAAAACGCCTGCGCGGCCTTTCCACCCACGCTGACCGAATGCGCGTCGCCCTCCCCACGCCGACAATGCGCAGGAATGCCGATCTTCAGCAGCAACCAACGAGCACGCTCAGCAGTCAGTCGTGATGGCAGATACAGCGCGCAGCGGAGCTTCCCGCCTCGCCCATACACGCTTCCGCTGCGTCGCCAGAGAGATTTGATGAACGCGACAAGCTCGCTGGACGTCGCCTCGAGAAAAAGGCCGTCGGGAATTGTTGAGCTGAACTCGAGGCTCTTCCCGTAACCCTCTCCGAACACGGCGGCGTCGCCGAGAGAGCGAATGGTCGCAACAGGCTCACCCCTCCCCATACCGGCAGCACTGCACCAACCACGACCGCCGAGGACAGGCGTGTCCTCACTGAGATGGAGCACGCATCCCATTTTCGTGCGCAACCGTACGGCACGCTTTTTCCCAACCGAACGTTTGTCGACGACGATGTCCTGCTCAAATCGGTTGTTGGTCCGGAAGGGTCGAATCTCGCCATGAGGCACAGCGCACTCTTCCGCATCAGGGTCAAGAGCGTGGAGGGAGACGACTCGATCGCCGATCCGCAAATCCTCAATCGTAATCCAACGACCATCGGGAGTGACGACCCGATCCGAGGCCAACAGACACTTTTCCACTTGCCGCGCGGCTTTGAGCAGAACACGCTTTGCTGGCGTGTCATAAATGCTGCGCAGATAACGGCGTTCGTTGAAACTGAAGGGGACGATTGCCTCATTTGTAGGGACCTTGATTGCGAACTCGGTGAACTCCGAAGGCTGAATTTCCACCCGCTGCGGTGTAGCCGATCCTACCGGGCAGACATTGAGCGTATCCAGCTCGGATTCCTCGTATGCGAGCAGCTGGTCAATCTCATCAACCAACTCAGTATCATGAGCGCCGAAACAATCCGTAGACATCCCACCACGTTACCAAATAAAAAGTGACCGCTCTACGCGTTATAAGATTGTCGGTGAGAATTCTGTTAGCTTCGGAAAGGAGACAAATGTGACCAAAGATCAGGTAACAGCCGCGGCGCTCAGGTTGGGCTGGACAAGGCAAGTCATCGATGAATTCCTGCAGAAATTCGACCTGGAGTTCGTTGCGTCAGTAGTGCTGGCAACGGACACACCTGGCGCCGAGACCCGTACGCGGCGGGGCTCGCGAAGTCAGGTTGTGGGCCAACAATTTTTGCAGAAAGCGTATCAGCGATTCGTAGGCTACACGGGATGCCGATGGCTCACGGCCATCGAAATAAAGGAAACGGAAAGCGGCGAGGTGGAGGAGCTGGTCGACCTCGATGTGCTGCTCCTGTTGGATGGCCCAAACAGCGCGGCCTATCTACTTGGGCCAGGCATTTCTGCGTTTGCAGAAATTCGAGACCCTCAATATCGAGGGCGGGCGAAATGGGAGCCTTTGACCTTTGAGGGAGATCCGCTGGGCCGAAAGCGGTGGACACCTCTCAAGGGAGTGGCGGAGAAGCTGGACATGCCCGTAAAGGTGTTGAAGCATTTCGCGCGGACAGCAATAAACGATCTGCTTAAGACAGATCGGCCAGGCTGGTCCGCGCTACCGCTACCGACGAATGTGGACGAGGTGCCTGAGTTAGACATGCTTGATGACCGCACAGCGGCGCGAATCCACAACTTCTACTGCCAAGATGAGGATTGGGTTCGTGTCGTCTCGACATTCGCCTGAGTGGCTCAACAAGCTCTTCGCTCAGGTCAGTCGGCTGCTCGAGGACCGACTGACCATTGAGCCGGGCACCGCCAAGCGGGTGGAGCACCCAGATCACGGCATCTGCTGGGAACATACGTTCCCCATCGTTTTCAAAGACCAAATGAGCATGCCCTACGAGCTCGGCGTCGAGCTGGAGCAGCTCATTGAAGTGGCTGCCCACCACGCCGGCGAGGAGCTGGTTTCGACCCGCGTTCCCGGCGGACGAAAATCTCGCAGGGATTTCTGCGACTGGGGATACTACCCGCCGCGCATCATGGTCTACTTCAAGTAGTTCTCGGCCGAACCTCCTCGGCCATTTTCCTTAGCTCGGTATCGTTCAAAAGTTCTCGTGCCGCAATCGGTATAAGAATAATGGAAAGGAGGTTTTATGTGCGATCTGGCCGAAGTCGTTCGGACATACGAGCGACTTCTGGAAGAGACGGATGGCGACTGGCCCGCCTTTAGCGCCGTCCGTCAAGGACTGCGCGATTTCCTCGACTGCCTGACAGAAGAGGAAATCGCGAAGCTCGGTGAGGAGGATCGACACTACCTCACCGAGGCCCTCCGAAAGTACTAATCCCGCCCACGCCCAGCTCGGGCACCTCTCTTTTACGTCGATACGCGATAGTGAAAAAGCCGTGCTCCTTTTGGTATAAGCAGCGCGAGACGGAAAGCTGCAGATGAGTAAGCCTCACGGCGCGCCACCTGGAAAGAGCTCCGCCATTGGCGGGGCTCGGACTTAGCGTGGAGGACTTGGGGCACACGCTCTCCCGCGCTTTTTTAATTTAGCGGCGTAATGAAGTGAAAAAATAGAATATTTTCTGTGATAAGTATTTTAGTACACGGGGCACCTACTCGTGTACTTCCCACCCTCAGACCGCGATGCAATGTCGCGGCGCGTTGCTCACGGTTACGGGCACGCATAGGCCACGTCATCGGCTACTGCTTCTCAGGCGAAGGTCCACCAATCCAGGTGGCGTCACGAGGTCAACGTGACGGCCAACAGCCTTCGTCTGTGAAAATTGAAGCGGGCCTCAGCTCTCTCGCAATGAGAGGGAAGAGGCGGTGGTTCTGAGGAGACTCGGAACCGGAAGGGAGTAAAAACAGTGAAGACACAGTTCCGCAACCTGCTGAACTCAGCTTTCGGTGTCCCCCACGAGGCGTGGGTCCGCAGCCCGGAATGGGAGTTCTACAACTTCTCCGGCGAGTGGATGTTCGCTCGTGTAGAGGACGCCTGGGCGGGCGGCAGATTATGGTGTACGCGGCACGGCGACGTGACCGTGTACACGCGTGAACTCGAGGACGAGCTGGGTTCCCCAGCCGGTACCGTCGAGTTCGTATACGACGTCGACAAGTTCGGGTACACCGAACTCGTCGACGTCTACGTGGCGGGGGCCGTCGGTTTCGCGTCCTGCGAAATCGACGGGGACTTCCAAGAGGAAGGCCCCCGTTTGCGCCGCGCAGATCTAGTGCCGCCTTTGCCGGACATCCGTCCGGTGAGGGCGTGCAGGGGTTGGGACTTCGGCTGGTAGCCGAAGTTCCGATCTTGGAGAAGGGGGTTGGTACCTCCTCTCTTACCTATCCATTGGCGAAATTATTGAGAAGCTGGGCGGTATAAGAAAGGTGCAAGGAGAATTGAATAATGCCAAAAGGAGTCGGTACCCCCGAACAGCGGTGGGCGGCAAACTTTGCTCACGCCAAAGCGTGGCAGGATGCCGCTCCCGACGGCTGCTATCGAGAGGAGAACCCGAACGAGCGAAAAGCCGAGCGCTTGTTCTGGGATTGGGTCTGCGAACACTTCCCGAAAGAGGTGGCTGAACAGATGGCTGCCCTAGTCAGCCCAGTCCCGGAAGGTTCGGCTCTCCGAGCGCTTCTCGCCCAGCGTGAACGTTGGGCAAACCCCACGTTCATCGGCCCTTTCTAAGGGCTGAAAGTTCAAATATTTTTTCTGGCATAGAATAATGGAAAGGAGGTGCCAAATGAAAAAGGGCACCCCCGCCCAGGAATGGGCGGTGGAATTCGTCCGTCAAGCCGTATGGCTTGACGGCTTCACCGGCGTAGCCGTCGGTGAAGCTCCCGCTTCGATCGAACGCCAATCTGTCCGAAGAGAAGCGGAGCGGCTTTTCTGGGAGTGGGTGCGAACCCACCTCCCAGAAGAGCTCATCAACCGGATGGCTGACCTGTACCGTCCGGTTGATGAGGGGTCGTCTCTCCGAGCGCTCATTGCGGAGCGTGAACGTTGGGCGCACCCGACTTTCATAGGCCCTTTCTGAAGGGCCGGAAGGAGAGCGGAGATGGGCGACGACCACTCCGCTCTTCTTCTTACCTACCTATGGGATTCAGCGATTTTCAAAAACTCGTCGGCGAAGGATGTAAAGTGAGCCTCCCCTTCACGAAATGCAGCGCCTTTCATGAGCGGAGAGGTCATCGCTGACGCTTGGGGTGGCGGCATCGAGGTGGAGGCCATCATATTCTGACTCACGGCCTGGGCTGTCTGCTGTCCCACCGGCTGGAGTGTTGGAGGCAGGGGTGTGGAGCCCGGCCCCATCTGGCTCACCTTCTCGGGCAGCTTGCCCTTGGTCGCCTTCTCCCAATGCTTGGCGGTCGACCGCTTCATCTCTCCACGACCGACCTTTGCCCAGAACAGCCGACGTTGCGCCTCGCTTTTGAATGGCATCGACTACCTCACCTGTTCACTGTACATATCGTTGAGGGTCTTGACGACATTCTGCATCATATCGCTGTTTGGTGTTTCCAGCCGCGCAACGTTCTTGACGCGAGCGTACCAGCTGTACACCTCCTGGACCCACTCGATTTCCAACTGGTCTTCGCGCCCCTCAAGTCGCCAGATCGAGGTCAGCACACACTTGAGCAGATCACCGAATTCATAGGTCCAGTAACTACCTTCAGGTCGAAAGAAGTGAAAGACGACATCGTAATCCTGGACGACGTACTCGGCCCATAAAATTTGTCCATCGATACGAGTGAGGGTAACTGGCTCCGCCGCCAACGAACTCTTTTCTGCACGAACAGCTTGCCGAGCTTCTTCAGGTGTGATGTTCTCAGTAGTCACCAATATCTTCTCCTTCATCACTTGCTGTTTCAGCTTCAGAAAAATTTCCGTTTGTTAACTGATCGACTGAGGGCGTGTTGATCTCTCTTTGCTGAAGACGGAAAGCGTTGAAAGATTCAACAACATCATGCACGGCGTCGGCTGTAGACTCAACTCCCTCCTGCCCAATTTTCGCAACACGGGCGTATCCCAAAAGTGCGGCGGCATGTTCGCGCCCCGGCGTATCCATCTCTATCTGTTTGGCGCAGCCGTAAGCCATGTTGCGAAAGTCGGAGAAGATTTTGTACGCCTCGAGCTGGTGCATGGATCCGAGACCCATTTTCCAAAACAGGGTCTGCACGCCAGCAGCATCTTTGGCGTTGACGGCCAGAGATAGCCATTCTCTGGAGTCATCGTCTCGGGTCCGAATAAATTTCCCCCACTCGACACCTGAGAGCAAACGCTTGTTCCAAAAGTAGTGCTCAAAAAGCTCGCAAGCCCGGTGCGTCAACGAGAATCCGGTTTTCTGGTGAACTTTACGCACGACCTGCGCGACCGTCAGCGGCGAGAGGATGAGCGCCTCAAGCGTGTGTCGGACACGTGAATGCTCCAACACTTGTAGCGCCTGCGCCATATGGGCATTCCTGTGCCACGCCTCGTAGACGCCTTCTTGGCGCAAAAACAAAACGGAGTCACGATGACGCAAATCCTTCGGCCGAAAGTCTTCGGGGAACTCCATTGATAGCTCGAGCGTCTCCAGATCATCAGCCGTGTAGCCGCTCAAGCCGAAAAGACGCAGCATATTGCAGATCTGCTCATAACTATGCTGTCGCCTGGTGATGTAGAATTTTGCCCAGTATTTCGCTGGATGTGCCAGTATCATGCTTCTAGTTTACGAAACACCAATTTCTTCAAACCTTCAACCACTTCTTCGAGACGCTCCATCGCACTCTTCACGGAATTTTCTGGAACGTCCTGCAGGCCGACACGCGTGGCCAGCAGCAGCTCAGCCAGCCGGCTGACAGTCTTGTCGAACTCGGGCAGGTAGTCGACGAAGACCTGGACGTTTTCTGGATTGATGAAGCCGACGGAAAGGACTCGATCTACCGTCGACACATCCTCGAGCGCGGCGGCCTCTTTGAGCAAGAGCGGTTTCGGTGGCAGGTGCTCGAAAAGCGCTGCTGCCTCTTTGCGAACGACGGCAAGACGCTCCTCGGGGAAATGCAGCTCCCGGCATCCGGCGACCTCAGCCGCATCCTGCTGCGCCGCTTTGATGAGCGTCTGGCGAGCAAGCGGGGGACTCATCCCCAATGCACAGGCGACGAACATGGCGTCGCCACCGGTCAGCCCCTCTCGCCAACGATGAGCGAGCTTGGTAACGCCACTGCCCCCGCGAAAGCTCCAAGTCTGGCCGTCCGAAATGATTTGGACGGTGTTGTGCCGTCGATTGAGACTCGCCTGTTTGACGAAGTCCTCGGCGTTGTCCACCAGCTTCGTGCTGGTCGTGCCGAGCGGGGCCCAGCGAATGTCCGCGGGCAGGCCCACTTCCATTTCCTCGGCGTCCTCGTCTTTTGCCAGCACCACGATCTGCTTGATGTTGGGCATCAAACGAATGCGTACAACTTGGTTGAGCAACGTGTGCACGAGAAAGAGGGGCCCTTTCTCGTCAACCGAGCGTCCCTTGATCTCCGACGGTTGAAAAGCAATGACGTTGCCGTTGGCCGTCACCCGATAAAAGAACCCGTACCCCTGCGGCTTGCCGCGGATGATATTGGCGCTCTTGCCCACCAGACTGCCGACGATGGAATCTTGAATGGCCGATTCGGAACCGTTCGTGAAAATGGTGAATGGCAGGGCGGTGCCGTCGTAGTCCAACACGACGGGAAAGACCCACCCGAGCATCTCCTGTCCGTCCGTCCGCTTCACGCGGTACTCGCCGAACTGCTCGATGGGACTGGCCTCCTCGTCCTCAAGGCTGGTCCGCACGACGGGATCGGTGCTGATGGTGACCGCGCCAAGCCGATCTGCCTCACGCACCACATCCTCGCCGGCGAGCTCGACCATGCTTGGTCGGTCGGCTTCGGTGATCTGGGGCGTGAACATCTGGCTATCGGCGGTCT